CTGTCCTAGTACACTTAACTTAAGTTCAATAACAGATGCCGGCCCGGGAATAACTCGTCTGTCACAAGAAGATCGAAAAGCCCTTGACACGGTGATTCGACGATTTTGGGATAAGTGAGACTTGAAAAAATGGCAAAAGATATGGAGGGAGGCAAAGGTCGAGCTGTTTCCTATCGGAACAAGTTCACCTCAGACTAATAATTCAGTCTGAAGCACGAGGCCAGGTGAGGGGTTATATTCCTCCGCTATAGCCAGTACTTTTTGATCTATATGATCATCAAGTCGTGTGTGATTATCGAAAAAGAATGAGTGATTCTATGAACACTTATTAATTTTCTTATCTGATAAGAAAGATCGAGAGTCTTTCCTTGACGCTCTTTGGAAGGTTGCCACTCAAGATTTACCAGGTACAATCCCTAACAGGATTCGTGATCAGTATACGGGACCTCCACTGTTCAGTGAGGATCATATAAACCGTTACTTAGGTAAACTTGGGTTCAAGAATGAACCGGCTGGAAAAGTGAGAGTATTTGCAATGGTGGACATATGGACACAATGGCTTATGTTTCCTTTACATCGATTGATTCAGGATCTTTTGAGATTACTATCAGAAGATGCTACCTTCGATCAGGTGGGAAAGTTAGAACAGAAACTAAAGAGAATTCAGAGAAAGGGAATAACTGTCGCCTATTCTTATGATCTGTCTTCGGCTACAGATAGACTACCTGTTATTTTGCAGGTTTATATCTTAGCACCTTTATTAGGATTAAAGCCAGCTATTGCTTGAGCTAATCTTCTAGTGACTAGATTATATCAAGTCGGTCCTAAACAGGCCGAAAGTTATAAGATAGAAGCTAAAGGGTATGCATATGCCGTAGGTCAGCCAATGGGAGCGTTATCATCTTGGGTAATGCTTGCTCTCACCCATCATATCATAGTCCAATGAGCTTATTTCTCTGCTAAGAGTTCTAAGTTAAAAGACTGATACTTTAGGGATTACGTGGTACTTGGTGATGATATTGTAATTTTTGATTCTTCGGTAGCTAAGCGTTATTACTATATAATGAATACGCTACTGGAGGTCAAGATTGGGTTGGCTAAGTCTATTGTTTCGCGTAAAAGCTTAACTTTAGAGTTCGCTAAGAAATACTACGTAGATGGTGAGGCTGCTAATATGGTCCCTTTACGGGATATTATTACGGCTTCAATTTCTACTAGTACTATGAACGAGTTTATGTTAAAACATAAATGGTCTTTCCAAATGTATCTGCGGTTGCGTGGCTTAGGCTACAAGACCCGATCAAAACTGCAAGCT